GTCATAAAATTAGACGCTTAAAAGGAGATCGCAATAATGTCGGCAAAAGATTTCAAATTTGTATCCCCCGGAGTTTTTATCGAAGAGATTGACAACTCTCAACTACCAAAAACACCAGTTGCAATTGGTCCATTAGTTATCGGAAGAACCAGAAGGGGTCCATCTTATCAGCCAGTGAGGGTTGATTCATTTTCAGAATTCGTTCAAATTTTTGGAAACCCTGTTGGTGGTGAGGAGGCTAGTGACGTTTGGAGAAGCGGGATTCCAACCGCTCCAACATTTGCAGCATACGCAGCTCAAGCTTGGCTA